GCTTTGCGAGCGTCTTCTGATGCGGAATACTCCGCTCGATTAGATGTATTTTGGTGGTAGTCAGTTATTACGTAACCTACAAATACAGCCATAATTACCCCTACAATAGCTGTTAATAACACCCTTTTATTCATACTTGTCTCTCCTTAAATCTAAAACACAGAACGACCAAATAGACTTTCCCTAAAAGGCTTATTTAAGTCGTAAGCCCTCTTAACGTGGTCGTATTCCGTTTTGCACATAGCTGATACCAAATAATGGTAATCTCTTCGCGTACTAATATAAGGAAATAGTTTATTTAGCTTGGCACCATACTGTTGAATTAGAGATAAATCGTTTTCAATCTGATAACCTTCGTGTGAAAGTATATTTGCAGATAATGCAGAAGCTGACTTGCTTAATCCAAAAACATATCTATAAGCAAAGTAAAAATCTTCAATATTAGGGCCCTCTGTTTTATACCTAGAAATAAAGCCATATACTAAAGTGGCCGGCGCCAATAGCTCCCTAGCGAATGTGTTTGCCTCTAACTCTAAAATAGGAGATTTGATTAAATCTGGGTTGTTCAGTTTCTGTAAATGATGACCTCTGATTATGTGTCCAGCTTCATGACAAATACTCCATAATTTACGCTCTTTTGTCTTGATTTCTGAATCATATAATATATACAAATTATCTGTTTTAGGTAAATATAAAGTTGCTGCATCGGATGACTGTGTATACATCCCAATTATTAAAGGGGATACTCCGAGAGCTTGCGCACCTTGTTTATAGGTTTTAACACAGACGCCCTTTTGTTTTATTAAATATTCAATTATCATTCTAGGCGTTAGTTTAATATCATCACCTATTAACTTACGTGTATTATGTGCCTCTTTTATCGTGCTTACAAGATTATTAGTCAAGATCATCATCCTCTGGCATATTCGAATCATGTTTTGACTTTAAAAAATTAATAAAGTCATTTAACTGTTGCCTTTCAGCTTTACCTAAACCTTTGTAATTCCTTTGTAAAGATATTAATTCTTCGTCATAATTAAAAGTATTTTGGCTATCAAATTCTTCTAATATAGACGCAGGAATATTTAATCCCTTACAAATTTTTAACACGTTATCTATAGATGCGCCGCCTACGTTATTCAAAATTGAATATAACGTTGTATAAGGCATGTCAATTCTAGTGGCAAATCCTTTAATTGTATCTATTTCTAATATTTTTTCTTTTAAAAACTGTTCTCTCGTCATAGTGATCACCTCTATTCATAAAGCCCTCTCACATATATAGTAATATATTAATTACGAAATATCAACATTTAAATACGATATTTCGTAATTAAAAAACTCATTAACAAATCATTAACAAGCTTAAACTGGACAAATTCGAAATATCGTATTAAGATAATGACATAAGAAATACGATATTTCGAATTAAGACTATTGAAATATCGTATTTCTAGAGGTGGTAAAGGGAGGTGAATATATGTATCCAAATCTAAATGCCGAGCTCGCAAGACTAGGTTGGAGTCGAAAAGTACTAGCGGATAAGCTGAAAATTCGATACGCAACCATTCTGGATAAGTTAAACGGAAAGTATCCATTAACTTATGATGAATGCGTACGGATAAAAAATCTTATGGGGTCTGACATTCCTCTTGAAGTTCTTTTTTTTACCGAGTGATACGAAATATCGTATTGGATTATAAAAGGAGGTTAATAAATGATAAAAAAAATAATATCTGTTTCTCAGATGGCAGCAGTGCTCGGAATTAGTTTGACCGCAGTTCGTGAAGGAATTGCAATAGGTAAATTCCCATTTGCCTACGCTTGGCAGTCACCGGGCAAGAAGTCAAGAGCCTTTGTCATCGACAAAGAAGGCTTTAAGACGTACCTAATGAATGCCTTGGGTTGGGACTTAAAAATTATCAATGCAGAATTTAAAGCTGCACATATTCAATAGGGAGGATAAATCATGAACTGGAGTAACACATCCTATCATTACACAATATCCGTAATTAAAGGAATCGTAGGTGGATTTCAGTATAGCCTTGACAGAAAATGTAATACAAAACGATGGGCGCTGATGGAGCTTGAAGAGTTGGGCACCTCAAATTGGGGATTTTCTAACTTAAAAACTCGATTAATTGACAACGCCATTCGGAAGGCCATCAAGTATGTTAAAAATGCCAATATGTCAAACTGTCAGGTATCGACCATGTATCATTCTGGATTCAGACACGTTCCTGGGTATTTTAAAGGCTTAGCGGAGTTTAAATCCGCAGGAATTCATTAGGAGGAATTAATCATGACATGGATTGACGCAGGAATGCATTTAAGCTTTGCTACTGCTGCAGTAGCATCTATTTTATCAATGATGATGTTATAGGAGAAATGAAATTATGAAAGCTATTCCAGTAAACGAAACAGCAATGGTCGCACATCTAAAAGCGATCGAATCCGAGCGCATCTTAAATCAAATCAGTGGGGACGTTATGAACACCATCTATAGCTTGCAAACCATGATGAGTGCTTATGGCGCTGCAGGAGTTCGCATTATCGTTACGGTAGATAAGATCATAGCTGAACGAATTGAGGAGGATGAAAAATAATGATTTACATGTTATTAGGTACTTTCCTTATCGCAGGCTCTATGGGGGCATTGGAACTTGACCAAATAGGATACATGCAATTTCTCATTCAATCAATCATAGGTTTGGCTATATCAATATATGGTTACAAAAAGGATATGGCGGAAGTAGACGCTGAAGACCTCGAAGATGTCACGTACATCCTGCAAGTAAGAAAAAGCGGCGAATACTGCCGCAATCCATATTACAAATAGGAGATGAAATATGAATTATATTGATGTGATTTGCGTGTTATTTATTCTCTTTGTGATGGCCGCTTGCATTATGTTTTACGGCGGTCTAGTTTGGGTACTAATACGATGAGACGTCCGATTCGAACATGTACTAAATGTGGAGTTAGGTTAATTCCACACACTCATAACTACATTTATGACGAGATAAATCGTAAGGCAATTAGAGTATGCAAACATTGTCACGATGAACATATTCGCCGTAAAAGTAAAAATGCTCGCACTCACGGCAATGAGTAACGAGCACAGATAAAAAATATCCTATGTAAATTATACCAGATAAGGAGATAAAATGCCTGAAATAAAAGCAATAAAACATAAAGCCACTGTAAATGCATTTGACTTTAATTTCTTTGCAGATAACAGGGGCAAACACGAATCATTACAAAAGGTAGCTATAGTTACTACAAATAGCTATATCAAGCTTTCGATGCCGGCTTACAGAAAGTTAAAAGGCCCTGAATATTTCAAGGTGGGTATAGATATTAACAACAAAGTCATATGTAATTAAACCAACAGCAGTACAAATTGAAAGAAATACTATTTATATATCCAAAAGTCGTAGCGTAATTCGTAAACTCCAGGAAATTGGAATCCCTAAAATTGTTGAAGGAAAATTAGTGGATGATGAATTACTGTTTAAATTTTAAGGAGAAATAATCATGGAAAATCAAAATATCTTAACAATTAAATTTAATGACACAGAGGATCTTGCACTTAAAATCGCAGAATGGAATGAAATTTTAAACCATCAATGTTGCGGCAATTGCCATGATGAAAAGCACCCCGCTGAACAAGTAACAAAAGCAATGTGTGAAACTGCACCTAAAGCAGAGCCTGCTACAAAGCAGGAAAAACAGAAAACTCCAGAAATTACGGATGACGACCTTCCAGTACTTCCTCTTGACGCTGATCCTTCGCCTAAAGCAGAATCACAACCTCAGCCAGTCGTTCAAGAAAAGGTTAAATCTGAACCTGAACCAGAACCTACATTGGATGTAAGTTATGAACCTGTAGACAAGAAAGCTTTTTATAAGGAATTCCGTGAATGGATGGGCGAAGATGGGGTAAAAGCAAAAAAAGCACTTGCAATTTTTAGCAAGCATGGTGTTACTCGTCCATCTAGTGACTCTTTGACAGATGATCTTATCACCGATTTGAAGTCTATCATGGCAGAGAAGGAGGCTTAAATATGGCTAAACAACAATTTAAAAGCCAAGCAGACATATGTAAAAAGTCGCTAGACATATTACATAAGGCAATTGAACTGGACCCTGGTAACGCCGAAGAGTACCAGGCGGGTATCGTATATACAGAGGATGTCATGAAAGCGTCCAATGCTATCGTGAAAGCCTTTGATGTGGTCGAGCCTCCTAAGTCAGCTACTCCTAAGGATAAAACGGAAGATGCTACAAAGGAAGAAAAGCCAAAGCGTACACGTAAGACTAAACAAGCTAAAGAACCTGCGCTAGTTGATAGCAAACCTGCTGCAGATGAAACGCAACCAACAGTTGAGCCTAGTGTAGAAGAAAATTCAAGCATCTTTGCCATGTTCGATGATTAAGGCGGTGGCGTTCTGTGGAAACTGTGTCAAGTTTATACATCCGTAAAATGTTCGACAGCATCATAATTGAAAAACATTATGATGCTGCTTACACAACAATTCACCATTGCGATTGCAATCACACATTTGGTGGCACATGGAACCGAAAATATAGCATGGGCTGCGGATATTATACAGGTGCGAAATATTATGTTTGCCCTAATTGTGGAACTCGCTCCGAACCATATGTTCATAAAGTGGTGATTGCATCTGATGATGAGGAGCTATTTCCTAAAGAAATGTTTTTTGAAGTTGTTAATTGCAAAGACTTTCTCGATCTTCGTATTAAATATAAAGGTATCCAGTTGTTTTGGGATGGAACGTCTGAAGATGGCTCTTATAAAGAAGTCCTGCGTTTTGATTTCAAAGCCAGAAAAGCTTTTTATATCGATGAAGATAAGAGAAAACATGAGCTCACAGTCGAGTATATTCGTGAGTATGATAACCCGATTATGCCAATTTTAAAATACATAGGAAAATCCTATGCAGTTCATGGATTTAATAAAGAACATTTGGCCAAACTCTTCAAAAGTCTGCGTATAACGTTTGAAAAACGCTTATCAGAACAGTGTGGATATA